GGTAAACCAGCATCTAAGAGCTGGAGAACAAATAATCCCGGAAATATAGGTAACACCGATGACGGTACCACTAATCAAATAGCTAGTTTAACAGCAGGAATTCAATTGCAAATCGATCTTTTAGGAAGAATAATTGCAGGAGATACAGAAACTATCCCAAAGATCCAACTCTATATGAGTATATCTCAAGATATGCTCCTCCTTGTTACCGTCCAGATAAAGCAAATAATCCGAATCTTTATACCAAGGGTACAAATAATCCAATTTCATACACTAATGCTGTTATAGCATATGTTAAGGGCGAGTATGGAATTGATATAACAGCAGATATGAAGTTAAGTGAAATAATTGCTAAAGGATAACTAAAAAAAAATGTCGTTAAAGTATTACCCATTAACTAGAATCTTGACCAATAGGTATACTCGTGGAAATGAGTTTGTGTTAGGTAACGGTAAGTCTTATAAAGGAAGATACTACACTCTTTTTACAGGAGAGTCTTTTGCCGGTACAAACCCAATATTAGGAACCGGTGAACGCCTGTATAATGTAAATCCCGGACCTGTTAGTGTAAGAGGGGATGCTAATAGAAGCGAAAATGCAAGAGATCCTAAAAATCTCGCATTAATAGCTCAGTATACCGGAAATACTTTACCCCTTGATATAATTGCTGATAATACTGCTCCGTTAACTGAACTAGTACCTTATTTCCCTTTCCCGATTGAAAGTGATTATCAAAGAGGGTATTTTACAAGATACTTTGCAAAAAAACTTAGCGGACCAGGGTATATTTTTGAAATCTCTAAACTAGATTGGACTAAGATACAAAACGGGGAGGTAGAAGAAACTGCTTTAGGGTATGAGACCGCCGATATACTTTGGCAGCTAACCGGACCGTTAAAAGACAAAAGAGTATCACAGTATCAAATTCAAGGCGGCGTTTTTGATACTAACAAACGCGTCACAGAAGCAGAAGATAAAACTTTTAGAGGGCTAGTGAACTTTATTGGCGGTAATTATACCAAATTTGCAAGAATAACCCCTCAATAGTTGGCTAGCATGTGACGTAAGCTTATATTTAATAAAGGTTATAAATAAATGTTATGTATTACATTGTTGAAACGAAAGAACAATTAGGTAGGTTACCTAAAGCAGAAAAATGTTTTATTGACTTAGTATCTCTTTCCGAGGAAACTCACCCCCTGCTTACCGTCCCTTGTGCACTCTACTATAACGACTTCGAAAAAGGGTATATTTTCCCTATTAACCATTCTGAAGGCTTTTCTCTAAGCCTTGATGAGATACAAAACTTTCTATTTGAAATTCCAAAAGTTTACTTGCTCGATAAAAAGTGGCATTCTTATTTTCTATACCTTCCCCAAGCCGTAGACCTGTATTTTAATATCTTAGATAAAGACGGAGAGATCAAGGATATCCAATGCTATACCCCCGTTCACCTAGATTTTCACAATAAGTTTAAGTATTCAGAGAATATGAATACTCTTATTCCGATTTCAAAACATTATGAGAAGTGTGAATGCATGTTTGAAGCCGTCAAAGATTGTATCGGGGAGGAAAATAATTTAGAGTGGCAGAACCAGTATATACAAGCCTACAAATGGGTCGAGGAGCAGGGTCTAACGGTAAATGAAAGGGTTTTCGATAAGTTCTTTGAACCTACATGGAAGGCTAGGTCTATGAAAGATAATAGGATATACACAAGCTATAACCTGTATAACGTAACCTCTAGGCCTACCAACGCCTTTAACGGTATAAACTTCCTGGCTTTTAATAAAGAGAACGGATCTAGAGCCGCTTTTGTGCCGCAAAACGATATTCTTGTTGAATTTGATTTTGACGGATATCATTTAAGATTAATAGCTAATATGTTGAATGTACCTCTCCCTTCAAACGAATCCATTCATGTGATTCTAGGTAGAGAGTATTTCGGTAAAGAAGAATTAACTTCAGAAGAGTATCAGGAATCTAAAAAAATTACGTTTAGACAGCTTTACAATGGAGTCGAAGACGAGTATAAGAGCATTGAATTATTTAATGAGATTGATGAATTTATTCAATCTATGTGGGAGGAGTTCAAACGCCAAAAATCTTTAAGACTACCTAACGGCAGAAAGATAAGAGGTAAAGACTTCACACCTCAAAAGCTTTTTAACTACTACGTTCAGTGTCTAGAGACTGTAAATAACGTTAAAAAGTTAGCTGCACTCAGGCAATTATTTAAAGGAAAGAAAAGCAAGGTAGTACTTGTAGTGTATGATTCAATCCTAATCGACTATTCAACTGATGACGAAAAGGGCTTCTTAAAGCAAATAAAAGATGTCCTTGAAAAGGATGGATATAGAGTAAAGGCACAAAAAGGAGATAACTACAACTTTTAGAACAAATTAAGACTATTTATTATGGCATATATTGAATTAACGCAAGACCAATTGAAAAACAAGTTATTCTGTACATTTTCCCCTAAGGATAAACTAGAAGAAACCCTAGATGTGATTCAGAGAGAATACTCTATCATGTACGGGAAGATCTTCGTTTTAGAATCATCTGATTCTGAAGAGTTTTTATGTACCTATAACATCGAGGTTGAAGGAACAACAACAAAAGTTCTCCCTAATACGATACTTCTACATAGAAAGAAAGAGACCAATACTCTATATACTATCAACAGTCTCAATCTTTTAATTAAATCCCTAAACGAAGGCATTCTCGATACCTCTTTCCGGATTAACTGGCCCGATTACAGAAATACCGTACTCCTATCTCAGGGCGACGAGTTGAAAAAACTTTCCACAAAAATTCATAGAATAGTCAACCTCTAGGTTGGTTGTTTGATAATTATTCCTTACATTTCTTTATTAACGTAATTTTTAAACTAAAAACTATAAGTTATGGGTATGGATTTAGGCGCAATCAAGTCTAAACTAAGTGCCTTGCAATCACAGAAGCAAGGCGGTCAAAAGAGAGATATGTCTCTCATTCTCTGGAAACCTACAGTAGGTAAGCATTCAGTACGAATCGTACCTGCAGTGTGGGATCGTTCTAATCCTTTCAAGGAGATCTTAGTTCACTACGGTATCGGAAACCGCACTATGGTTTCTCTAGCCAATTTCGGTGAGAAAGATCCAATCGTTGAATTCGCCAAGCAGCTTGCATCAAGCGGCGATAAGGAAAACTGGATGATGTCACGTAAACTCGAACCAAAGATGCGTGTATTTGCTCCTGTAATCGTTCGCGGTGAAGAAGAGAAAGGTGTTCGTCTTTGGGAATTCGGTAAGCAGATTTATGCTGAATTGTTGAGTCTTGCTGACGATCCAGATGTTGGAGATTATACGGATGTTATTCAGGGCCGCGATATTACTATCGAAACAACTGGACCTGAGACTAACGGTACATCGTTTAACCAATCTAAAGTACGTGTTCGTACAAAGACTACCCCTCTATCTGAGGACTCTAAAGAGGTAGATAAGTGGTTAAATAACCAACCTGACGCACTTACTATCTTCAAGAAGTATTCTTATGATGAGATGAAAGATGCTCTCCTTGGCTGGTTGAATCCTGAAGACAGTACAGATGAGCCAGCACCTGCTGCTACACCTAAGAAAGAAGAAGCTCCTGCTGCAAAGCCTGCCTCTTTTTCTCTAAACACTCCCAAGGCTAAACCAAGCATTGACGAGGAATTTGATGATCTTTTTAAGTAATAATTTATGGCCAAATCAATTAAAGCCTCGCTTAACGAAAGTGTAGCGGGTGCTGTTAAGGGTACTTTTAACCTGGATAAGTTTATTGAATCTAAGAATCTTTCCAGTACGTCCATTAAAATGAAGGAGCAGAAGTGGATACCTCTATCTCCTGCCTTTCAGAGTTGTTTATCTATTCCTGGCGTACCTATCGGCCATATTACATTGCTTCGAGGACATTCTGATACAGGTAAGACTACCGCACTTTTGGAAGCCGCAGTTAGCGCACAGAAGATGGGTATCTTACCTGTTTTCATTATTACCGAGATGAAGTGGAATTGGGAGCATGCCCGTCAAATGGGTTTGCAGTTTGAGAATGTACCTAACGAAGAAGGAGAAGTAGCAGACTACAAAGGCTTTTTTATCTATGTAGATAGAGAAAGGCTTAATACTATTGAAGACGTAGCAGCATTTATTGCCGACCTTCTCGATGAGCAAAAGAGAGGTAATCTACCTTACGACCTACTATTCCTTTGGGATTCTGTAGGATCTATTCCAAGTAGATTGTCTGTTGAGTCAAATAAGAACAATAACGAGTGGAATGCCGGGGCTATGTCCCAGCAGTTTGGTAACTTCATTAACCAGAAGATTGTATTATCCCGTAAGCAAAGTCAACCTTATACGAATACTATGCTTGCAGTGAATAAGATCTGGGTTGCTAAAGCAGAGAATATCATGGCCCAGCCCAAGATGAAGAACAAGGGCGGTGATACTATGTACTTCGATGCTTCTTTAATTATTACTTTCGGTAATGTAACCAATTCCGGAACTAATAAGATCAAAGCAACTAAGAACGGTAAGGATGTAGAGTTTGCCAAGCGTACCAAAGTAAGCTGTGATAAGAATCACGTTAACGACGTTACTTCTACCGGAAGGGTTATTATGACCGCACATGGATTTATTGATGATACTAAGCAGGCAATCGACGCTTATAAGAAACAGTATTCTAAAGACTGGTTAAAGACTCTTGGATCTACCGATTTCGATGTAGTTATCGAGACGGACGAAGATAACAAAGATGTGTTTGATCCTACTGAAGAATAACGTATCTTTACGTAAATAAAAGTTATGACGAGAATCAATGTAGGTATTCCACCTAAGGAATTGACAAGTAAGCATTTGATTGCAGAACACAGAGAGCTTAAACGTATACCAAACGTTGTAGCTAAAGGTAGATGCAATTTAAAAAATATACCTAAAGAATTCAGCCTCGGTAAAGGTCATGTATCTTTCTTTTACGACAAGCTCGGATATTTAAAAGAGCGGTACATTGATCTTTACAACGAGTGCATTGCTAGGGGCTTTAATGTTCAGAACTATCTACCATCCTGGG